GGTAAGTTAACCTTACTCTTATTAGAATAGGTTTGACACCATAACGCGACGGTAGTACACGTTTGAGTTGTTGTCAAGACCTTGTGCAGTTGCCCATGAGCCTGACTCAGTGGCACCTTGTGAGAATGGGTTAGCAACCATGCCGTAGCGAGTTTTGAACCCGATTTTTGGCTGGAAGCTGTTCTCACCAACTGCGCGAACCATTTGTAATGGAACGTATGGGCAGTAGAATAGGCCGGCATCGAATGATGAAGAACCTTTATAACCTACAACCATATAGTTCGCTCCTGCATATGGATCGATGTATACTCTGTAGCGACCGTTTAGAACACCTGCGAATGTATTGCCTGTGTCGTCAACGTCAAGTGAGTTGCTGTTAAGAGCTGGTGTATAATCAAGAACACCTGCCATTTGCAATGCTGAAGCAACGTCTGAAGAACAGATAACCATGTTACCTTTACCACGACGTGTACCTTTTGCGATCGCGTTTGCTTCTTGTTCGATTTGGAACATTAGGCCTTTGAATTTTTCAACTGACCAACGACCGTTTGCGTCAACGTCAAGATCGAATGTACCTGGAGTTGATGCACCAGCTGCGCCTGTTACAGCGTTTGTGTAGATCGTACGAACTAGTTCACGGTTGATTTCTACAAGAATTTCAGATTGTAGAATGTTTGCTAGTTCTGTTTCAGCGTCAAGACCGTGTACTGCTTTAAGGTCTTGTGCTAGTTCAGTTGTGTATTCTGCTTTCAACTGACGTGATTTCGCTGTTACTGAAACCTTCTCGATTGAGAATGCCATTTCGTTGAAGTTTGCATCTGATTCAGCATCTGCTGTTGGCATACCTGCACCAGTTACCATTGAACCGTATGCTGTTGTACCAGTTGCAGTACCTGCGTTACCTGCGCCTGTTCCTGAGAACGCTGTATTTGCTTCACCGTAGAACGCTTCTGCGCCTGCTTGTGAAGTATGCTTTGAACGCATTGCGAAGATCAAGCCTGTTGGGCCTGTCATTGGCTGAACGCCAGCAATGTCATAAGCAATTAGGTTTGGCATTGCACGACGTACTAATGAAATAAGTACTGGGTCGTAACCTGCTGTTGGTCCACCTGCTGGTGAGTCTGCGCCGAAGCCGCCTGTGCCAGCATCGTTAGCATGAGTAGCTTCTGAAAGAAGCGATGTCATGTTTGCAGAATGATCGCCTTCAGATACTAGAGCTTTTTGCGTATTCTCTAGTACTGTAGCTGTGACCGCACGTTTGTGCTGATCTGAAATTGCAGAAAAGTTTTCGTGCTCAAGTACTGGGCCCCACTTTTCTACAAGCGCTTGATAGTTTGACTGAGTCATCTGGTTCTATCTCCTTGTTATTGATTGTTCGTCTAGGATTATTTATAAGTTTCAGTTTTTCAAATTATTTTTTAGCAAAAGCCGCGACTAGAGCATTGATTGATGGATCTTCAGAAGCTGGTTTAGCAACAACTGTTTCCTCAGCCAAAATCTCTTCTTCTTCCTCTTGAGCTTCTTCTACAATCGGTTTCGCTTCAGCAAAGAACGATTCTTTTAGAGTTTCAAGATTCTGAGTATACTCTTCTACGTTTTCGAAGTCAAGCTTTTCAGAAAGAACTTTTAGACGCTCACGCTGAGTCATTGTGAGATCTTCTGTCATTTCTGCAAAAACTTTCTCTGCCTTAAGGGCTGCGATTTCCTTAGCAAGCTTAACATTCTCATCGATTGTTTTATTTGCTTCGGCTTTCATTTCTTCAACTTCTTCTTCAAGTCCAGCAACTACGTCAACTGTTTCGTCGTCAACTTCGATGTTGTGCTCTTCGAAAAGCTCCTTAAGACCATTCATTAACGATTCTGCCATCTCAACTTTAATGCCGGCTTCGATAGCAAGTTCGTTTTCCTTCATCCATTCTTCAACTACGTAGTCAAGATATGAATCAAGGTTTTCAATAATAGTGTTTACTGTTGAGTCAACTGACTCTTGCATTTCTTGGTCAACCTTTGCAGCATATTCTTCAGCCATTGCATTAGCTTTTGTTGTTGCTGCTTCGTTAACCGCTGCTTCAAACACTAGAGTAACTTTGTTTTTAAACTCTTCTGAAAGATCCATTCCTTCAAACATTTTTGAAATTGATTCGTCGATTTCGATAACTTCTTCTTCAACGATTTCAACTTCTGCTGCTTCAGAATCTTCGTTCATTCCTGGTGTTTTAGTGTCAATCTTATCAGCTGTTGCATCAACTGTTTTCTTGACATCTGCTTTTTTCTTTTTGATTGCTCCGCCTGCGCCTGTTACTGGATCTTCTACTGAAGAGCTAGGAACTGTAGAGCCGCCGTCGTCAACCGTGAATTTTTCTTCTAGGTCATGTTCTGACATATGTACTACTCCTTTTACTATGGATTCGCTATTCGTATTCATATTTATAAAAATTTTATTTTCTTAGCGTGTTGAGGAAACGTTCGAACATTCTTCCAGCCAAAGCTTCATCAATTTGATGAATGGTACGTTTATACGCAACTTTTGC